CACAGCGTGCTTTGGAACGAATCATGACACGCAACATCCCTCAAGCGCCCGAGGAGTTTCGCTGGCAAGAGTTGGACCGTTTGGATCGTATGCAGGTTGCTTTATGGCCAAGGGCTATGAAGGGTGATGATCGAGCCATCGGTACGATTATCCGTTTGATGGAAAGAAGGGCAAGATTGGTGGGCATAGATGCCCCTCAACGCATCCAAGCAGAGGTGGTGAATTATGACGGAACCAAAGACATTGATGGAGACATCGAACGCATCGTCAATCTCATCCGAGGAGTGGATAGCGGCGAGCCGTTGGAAGTGGAAGGTGGAACAAGCGAGAGCGGAACAGTTGCCACCGCAGGGGAGTTGGAAAACCTGGCTTTACATGGCGGGTCGCGGAGCGGGCAAGACGAGAACGGCAGCGGAGTGGTTGGCGTGGGAAGCGATCCAAGCGCCGATGACACGCTGGGCGATCGTAGCCCCGACCTTCGGTGACGCTAGAGATACTTGCGCTGAGGGCCAATCAGGAATTCTAGGCGTTCTGCGTAGATACCGAATGCTCAAGACTTGGAACCGTAACAACGGTGAGATCATTCTTAACAACGGTTCCCGAATTAAACTTTTCTCGGCTGACGAACCTGAGCGCTTCCGTGGACCGCAGCACCATGGGGCCTGGTGCGATGAGTTGGCTTCTTACCGATATTCCGACTCTTGGGATCAGTTACAGTTTGGGCTACGCCTGGGCGAACATCCCAGGGTTATCGTTACCACCACCCCCAAGCCAACGCCCCTCATTCGGGCCTTAGCGGGCCGCACAGACGGCTCTGTCGTGGTCACACGCGGATCAACCTTTGATAACGCAGCCAACCTAGCCCCAGCCGCCCTGTTGGAACTCCAGGCCCGATACAACGGCACACGCCTGGGCCGCCAGGAGTTATACGGCGAAATCCTCGAGGATGTTGAAGGCGCACTTTGGACCAAGGGCATGATCGAACGCGCTCGCTTACCCAAGGCCCCACCGCTTTCTCGGATCGTGGTGTCGATTGACCCTGCTGTAACTAATACCGATGCAAGCGATGAGACTGGAATTATCGTGTGCGGTTCTGATGCTTCGGGTCACGGTTATGTGTTGGGCGACTACTCATTCCGTGGATCACCGCTTGATTGGGCCAGCAAAGCCGTGGCCGTATTTGATGAACACAAAGCCGACAGCATTTTGGTTGAAGTAAACCAAGGCGGCGACATGGTGAGTGCCGTGTTGAAGCAGGTGCGCTTGGGCTTACCGATCCGTGAAATTCGCGCCCATGTTGGTAAGCGCTTGAGAGCCGAACCAGTTGCTGCGATGTATGAGCAAGGCCGCATTCACCACATCGGTGAGTATCCGCTGCTGGAGGATCAGATGACGATTTGGACCCCGCAAGATGCAAAGTCCCCTGATCGCATTGATGCTTTGGTTCAGGCCTTTTCAGATCTACTTGGCAAGAGCAGCGTTGCGTCTTACTTTGGCGCTTTGGCAAACTTCTGCCCGCGTTGTGGATTGCCAATGCCAAAGTCAATGTCGCATTGTTCTAAATGTGGAAGCGCTATGATTGAACCTACGCAATCCGAAGTGCCGAAGGAGTGACATGGCAGTCGTCTATAACACCGTAATCAACCAAGGCGCTAACTGGTTCATCAACTTCCAGTACAAACAACCTGCAACGATCACAAACATCACAGGCAACGGAACAACCGTAACTTTCACGGCCGACAATAACTTCTTTGGCGGGCAAACGGTAAACATCTCAGGCGTTCTACCATCGCAATACAACTTCCAGGCTGCAACGATCGCTGGCGTGAGTGGTTCCAACTTCACCGTGACCAACCCAGCCACAGGCATCTACATTTCAGGCGGTATCGCAACGGTTCCAGTCAACCTAACTGGCTACACAGCAGCGCTTCAGATCCGATCCTTACCCGAGGACCCAGTAGCGGTTTTATCTTTGGCAACAGGCGGTAATGGGATCACAATCCCAACGCCAACCAACGGAACGGTGGAAGTTGCTGCATCGGCTGCACAAACCCGCGCAATCATTCCTGGAACCTACTACTATGACATCGAGATAACTTCTCAAGGCGGAATTGTTTATCGATTGGCACAGGGCCAGGTCGTAGTTTCAGCGGAGGTAACCCGATGAGTGATGATGCAGTAATCATCCAGCCGATCATTCCAACAATTGTCGTCTCAGCCCCAGGACCGCAAGGCCCAGGTGGTGGAGAGATTTTCTATGTTCACACTCAAGCGATCGCAAGTGCGGTGTGGACCATCAACCACAATCTTAACGGTGAGCCAACTGCGGTCGTTCTCGACTCTGCTGGAACACAATGCGAAGGCACCTTTTCTTACCCAAGCAAAAGTCAAATGGTGATAACCTTTACCAGTGCTTTCAGCGGCACTGCCTATGTGATCTAGGAGAAATAAATGGCCCGTAAGTTTCTAGTCTCGATTGACCTTAACAAGAACGAATTACAGAATGCCGTAATTCAGAACCTTGCTACTGCGCCATCAAGCCCATACTCAGGACAGGTTTACTACAACACAGGCGATAACCAACTCTACATTTACAACGGCACTCGTTGGGAAGTAGCGGGCAACGCGGTTCAATCAGGACTACTTGCTGCACGCCCTGCTGCTGGATCAGTTGACGCTGGAACTATTTACTACGCAACAGACAACTATCTTTTCTATTACTCAAACGGATCAACCTGGGCGCAAACAAATCAATTCGGAACTGTAACTGCTCAGACTTCTTACGGTGCATCAAGCGGCAACGGAACATCAACTGATTATGCTCGTGCGGATCACACACACGGCACACCAGCCCTTGGAACTTCAACACCGAATGCGATCACAGGCGCAGCAGGTTCTGCGGGAACTGCAACCGTTCCCTCCAAAGAGGACCATGTTCACGCTTTCGCTCCTACAACCGACCTCAACATGGGCGGTTACAAACTTACAAACTTAGCGACACCAGTCGCAAGCACAGATGCTGCTAACAAGCAGTATGTCGATGATGTTGCTCAAGGCCTCAACATCCACGCGGCTTCTTATGCGGCAACAACTGCAAACCTCAACGCAACCTATAGCAACGGTTCAAGCGGTGTTGGCGCTACTCTTACAAACGCAGGAACACAGGCGGCTTTCACAACTGATGGAACAACACCATCGGTCAACGATCGCATTCTTGTTCGACTACAAACCAACCAAGCACAGAACGGTATCTACACCCTAACAACCGTGGGTGATGGATCGACCAACTGGGTGCTTACTCGCGCTACAGACTTCGATACATCAACTGAAATCGCTGGTGGTGACTTCACATTCGTTGATAACGGAACAACCCTGGCAAACACAGGCTGGGTGAATGTTGATGAAGTTACAACCGTGGGAACCGACCCGATAGTGTTCCAACAGTTCTCAGGTGCGGGAACTTACACCGCTTCTAACGGTGTGGTTCTAAACGGCACAGTCTTTTCTTTTGCACCACGCGCAGGATACGGTTTACAAACAGGCGCAAGCGGCGCTGAGATCAAGTTGGCAACAACTTCGGGTCTTAGCCTTGCTTCTGATTTGGCTGTTGGTGCTGGCAACGGTATCTCGGTCCTTACAAACACCGTAGCAATCGACTCAACTGTTGTTGTATCCAAGTACGCGGCAAATGTCGGTGATGGAACAGCAACTTCTTACACAATCACACACAACCTCGGAACAAGAGATGTGATCGTTAGCGTTTACGAGGCAAGCGGTTCTTATGCCGAAGTCATCTGCGATGTTAACCACGCAACTACCAGCACGATCACGCTGTTGTTCTCCGTTGCTCCAACCCTAAACCAATACAGAGTTGTAGTACACGCTTAAGCAGTAAAGGGAGATACACATGGGTCTTAGAGACCGTATCGCAAAGGCACTACTGCAAGGTCAAGTGGAAAAGGCTCCAAACCTGCCCGCAGGTTCGGTGACTCTTACAGAACAACAGATGCGCCTGAACGCGCTGAACCAAATTGCGCAGAACTATGGCAACTCCACGCCGCTTCCACGCAACCCTTGGTTAGCAGCGGTTCCTTTTGGCCCTGGCACACCGATCACACCTGGCGCGATCAACCCAGTCCGTGAGGATGGCCGCCCCGATCCACGCCGTTATGAATACCAAGTTGCGCAGAACATCAATGTTACTGAAACACGCCTGGTTCCTTTCAAGACCCTTCGTGCTTCGGCAGATCAGATCGACATCCTTCGCCGTTGTATTGAAGTGATCAAGAACAAAGTCACAGGGCTTGATTGGGACATCGTGCTTGGCACAGATGCTTCTGAAAAGATTGCAGCAACCTCAGGCGGCGACCATGTTCGCGCTATGGCAAAGGCTCGTGAGAAATACACAGACGAGATCAACCGTATGCGAGTCTTTTGGGAGAACCCTGATCGCGCAAACGGCCTCACCTTTTCTGATTGGTTGATGATTGCACTCGAGGAGATACTTGTAATTGATGCCTGGGCCATTTGGCCACAGCGATCCGTGGGTGGGGATTTATACGGCCTACAAATCCTGGATGGCTCAACTATCAAGCCGCTCCTAGATGATCGCGGTATGCGCCCTATGGCCCCTAACGCAGCCTTCCAGCAGATCCTCTATGGCTTCCCTCGCGCAGAGTTCACAGCCAACGATGATGATCCAAGTGCCGATGGCGAATTCACCGCAGATGATTTGCAGTACCTTGTCCGCAATCGCCGCACCACTTCTGTTTATGGCTTCAGCCCAACAGAGCGAGCGCTTCCTTTGGCAGACATTTATCTACGCCGCCAGCAATGGATCAGAGCCGAATACACCGATGGTGTTCTGCCTGAGTTGATGTTTACAACCGATGAGAACTGGGGTACTAACCCTGATTTGCTTCGCGCCTATGAAAACATATTCAACGATGACCTAGCGGGTCAAACACAACAACGCAAGCGTCTACGCTTATTGCCAGCGGGTATGACCCCTGTGCAGTTTGAAGGTTATGGCGAGAAGTTCAAAGAC